ATTGTTGGACCAGAACCATTCAGAATCACCGTGAAGCAAGCCTTTGGCAGTCAAATCAGGCAGACTGACCTTATCAAAGATGCTGAAATAGTTGGGAACCCTCTGCCCTGAAGAGAATCCAATGGAAGGCAGACCATCAGTAAAGTCAACATCTTGCATCACAGATACAAAATTGTAAGTTTTCCGGAACATGTCCACGTTATACCGCAGGAACATCATCTCATCAACTTGAGACCCATAGGCTAGGTAATAATGCGGTAAGCAATTCGGCCTGCCAAAGCAACTTGGAGGTGCATTGATGGGTTTGATGCCATACATCATTACATACATAGATGAAACTATAAGCAGCACTTTGTAAGCTTGGGAGATTGTTCCACCATTTGTCAGAACTTCAATCGACTTGCTGGTTGCTTGACGCATGTCAACTATAGGGCCCTTTCCGGAGCAGTTCAAACCTATATTTTGTATAAACTTGGGTAGTAGAGGCAGCAACTGCTTTTGCAAGTACAGTATACTTAGCAGTTCAAAATAACTCTTGGATATGCTGCACTTTTTTACTGAGTACATATGATTCACCATCTTTTGGATGGTCGTCAAGTAATGTACCGGAAGCTTAGGATTGAGTGACTCAGGGTAATGCAAAGCCCCGCCACTGTCATCGGAATGTGCAAACAATGACAGAATGACCCTGCCTGCTTCACTGAACTTGATCAGTATGTAATTGGCCGCGAACAGCTGGACTGCTGCATGTAGCATAGAGGAGAGGAAGTTGAAAATGCCCATTACGAAACTGTACTCCATTTTGAAGTAATAGCTCCCCCTGTCAGCATCTTCAGTGAAACAGCTTCGATAAACAGCATTCCTCTCATTGGATGCGAATTGCTCGTAAATGGCTTTCCTAGTGTGTATTTGCTTGTCTACATACTGTGTAAAGAACTTCAGAACAGAGTCAATGAACTCCAAAGGCAGGATGTCTTTCATCCCAAGGATGAAATACATGTATTTGGCAGGATTGCTCTTAGGTGCCCATCTTCGGCAGTCTAGTGAAAGATAAAGAGTCTTGTCATCCCTGCCCGCTTTTTCGAACAGCTTGGAATGAACTGCTTGGGGTCTAAGCGTCGATTTTATAGATATCATCTCGTTTTCTACCTTTGTACATATGTGGTTGAACATTTTTTCCAGTGGATATTGATGAACCTTGGTTGTGTAGTCCATCACAAATATTTCCCTGCCACCACCACGCTGTTTCTTGTCAACTATGTGGAACCGGACCTGATCAAGAGGCCTATCCTTCTGTGACTGAGCAAAATTGTAATTGAGATCACCAATCTTGCTCCTGAGAGCTCTATCGGTCAACTCTTTGTCCTTGAGAATTGCATCCAGCTTTTCAAAACTCTTCTCATATATTTCTTTGTACACTACATAGTAGCCTTTCTTTCCAAAGAATTCATCAGTGTTGTGTGACCTAAGACCTGAACTATTCGCCATGTTGTCAGTGGGTGCATTGATTAAATTTGACGACTTAGACCGCAATTCTCCTACAGAGGTCTTTTGACGAAGAACTGCTGACAAGTACTTGCCTGCATGATACGCCATCTTAGGGTAGTAGGAGAAATCATCCATTTTCAGCTCCTTCAAGCCAGCAGGTGACCGGAGGTCAACTTCGTGACCTGACCTAAAGGGGTCTCCTGTCGGCACGTATTTGATGTGGTCTTGCATCACCTTGGATAAGTTATTAACCTGCTCAACACTCTGCTTAACAGGTGCTTTGGTCATCATGTAAGTGCAGTATATTGTACTGCAGAGCATTTCAATATTGGTGATCGGCACGGGGAGGAAAGGGTGCTGAACCTTTGTGTCTCTGAATCCTTGTGCAGACAGATCTTCATTCAACAGCCACACCTTAATGGTCCTGTAATACTCTTTATAATGAGAGCTGATGCCCTGCTTTATCGCAGCATCAAAGGGTGTGTAATTGAAGTCTGCAAAGCTCGGCAATATACCGCCTATGTCAGCCATGTCCGCTGTTGCGTTGGCCATTATGTATCTGAGGTTGTGGAGCAGGGCTTCAGTCTTCCTCCTGTTGTGTAAAAGCAGCAGAGCGGGGAAAACACAAGTTGTCAGTGACTCCTCGCGGTTGTGCTTCTCTCTAGTGCAGACATACATTGATGATAATTTGAATGGTGAAGCAATAAGGTCAGGTATCGCATCTTGATGGAGGCTGGTCCAAG